AGACTCGGCGGCGTCAATGCCCAAAAGCTCGTGGACAGAACTGGCCTCGATGAACCACTGGCGGCCTATCCGCTTGCCACGTAGCCGCCCCGCCCTCAACATCCTGCGGACAGTCTCTTCGTGAACTCCGAGCATCGCGGCCGCCTGCTTGACATCAAGAAAAGCAAAACGGTTACTCATAGCACCCCTCCTGTCGCTAAGTTAAATCCGACAAGTCAATGCTTCGTCGAGCTTTCGCGCCTCATAATACCACAATCTGCTACTCTTGTCAAGTCGCAACTTGACAATAACGCGCTGAACTTCCGACTATAAGGTTAAAAAAACATTAGAGTTTGTCTATATGCCCACTCACCGCTGCTATGTCATGCTGGACGCTGGGCGTATAGCAGCATAGTATGGATGAATTTGGAAAAAAATTATGAAAAGTGAAAGATTGCGGGGGACCTGCCTCCACCACCCCCAGTCGTTTTCACCGAACCCTCCGTCCGACACTAATTGGAGGTATGCCACTTTCTCAGCTCCTCGTGTAGGCGTTTGACTGCTTGCTTCATCTCTCGGAGCCGCCGCCATACGGCCAGCAGGCCTAGTGTTAGGATAGTTACCAGTAGCAAAGTTACTTTTTTCATTGTGGAAGGGATGGCCTCGCCGGGAGGTGGCGGTGCTGGCGGGATGCCCGGCGAGGCCAGATTGAAGGAGGTGTAGCCGCCTGAGGGTCATCATTCGGTTATGAATTCCTGCTGCCACAGCGCCCAGCCTGTGATTGCCTCTGTCCGCGTGTAAGCTGCCACAAATCCGCAAGCCTCGCAGCGGCAGGTCGCTGTCTCGCCATCCCAGCTTTGGAGCCGCGAGACCCTGAGCACTTGGCAGCGAGGGCATCTTAACCGTAAATAGTCGCCCGGCCTAATCTGTTTCGCCAGGAACTCGGTAACGGCTATACGAAGAACGTTTGACCTCTCCAGCCCGCGGCGCTTGGCAAAAGCGTCCAGCGCTTGGCGAAGGCCGCCAGGCAACCGCACCGTCACGTTATCCATATTCAATACCTCGCAAGTAGCGCGCTAAGTCGTTGGGCGTCAACAATGCCCAGCGCCTCCAATTGGCGGCCCAAAACCCGCAGCCGCTCATTCACGCCCAGCAGCGATTGAAACGCCATCCCGTGCTGAAGGCCAACCTCAGACTCCTCAATGGCCGCCAAAAGGTTTTCAGTGACTTTCTCCTTTAGCACCTCGGAAGGTGGCACTTTCGATTGGCTAATCACTATTGACATTTCTCCCTCCTCCGAGGGCTTCCACACTTGACAGATTGCACAGTCTCTGGTATAATTGTGAAGGAGGGGAAGCCCTCCGGCTCCATTCCTTTCTTTGAGCCCAGGTCTCCAGCCTGGGCTTCCTGTTTTCTAGCCCCGCCACGCCAAGCGTTTCAGGGCCTTATCAAGCTCTGGACAAGCCAGAGCTTCGACATCGGCCAAAAACTCCCGTAACGTCCACTCCACAATCTCCCGAAGCGATAGGCCCAGCTCGTTGGCCTGTTTCTCAGCCTTCTTACCTAGGCTATCGTCCACTTCGATTTCCACTCCTACCTCCCCGTAGCCAGCTTTTGTAGGTCTCGAAGCTGCTCGCTGGTGATGAGGCCTTTGGCCTCGGCCTCTTGCGCCATGCCAAAGATTTCATCGAGCTTGTTGCCAGCATAGCGAGCATCGCTGGCATCCTCTACCTCCAACCCTTTCGCCTGCCGAATGAGGCTCCGGAATTTTAAGAACATAGGCACATCATCTTCCTTTTCCACTGCCGCCTTGCCCTCTCCTTCCTCGCCCGGCGCCTCATAGCCCGTCTCTGGCAGCTCATAGCCGATGGCGTCGGCCAGCACCTCGCAGGCGGTTTTCAGCCAAGCCTCCGCATAAGCGCCTTTTTCCTTGTAAGCTGGCAGCAGCTTGCTCAGCGCCTCGCGGATCGCACCACGGAGCTTCTTTGTTTCCAGCTCGTAATCTTGGATTGTGTCCACCGCCTTGTCCAGCACCTCGACCACTTCATCCTCCTCAGCGGCGAGGTCCACAGGCTCAAAAACGAGTTCCTCCATTTCGTTCACCTCCTTTCACAGGCCGATTGCTCGGCCAAACTTGCGCTTCTTGGGCTTGAAGTCCCCCGTTCGGCGTTCCTCTATCAGTTGCTCCTGATGCCACTGAGCCAGGGCGGCCACGAACGCAGCAATGCCCATCGTGAAAGTGGAGTCGCATTGTTGGCAAAACACCTTTGCTTCCAGCGAGTTTGCATTGGAAAACTCTAAGAACCGAAGTTCTCGCTTGCAGCCGCAAGTCGGGCAGGTCGCAATGATGCGGTCAAAGATTGCCAGCCCACCTTGCAGGTGCTCTAACGCTAGCTCCTTGGCCTTATCTTCCACGCCCTCCACTTCGCCTACCAGCTTGGAGAAATTCAGTCGAGGCCAGGGCTTTCTGGGCTTCGGCTCCGGCGGTGGCTCCAAGTTTTTCTTCGCCCAATTCAGGAAGCCTGCAAGCACCAGGCTCTCTGGAGCATACCAGTGCGTCCCACAGTGCATACACATTACCTCAGCCACCAGCTCGCCCGGCTTGAGCACTTCCTCGCCCAACCTGACTTCACCCTGCTCCCGCCAGGCCACAAACCTGTGAGGCCGCAACTTCTCAGGGCGACATTCTGGACAAACCATCTCAAGCTCCCAGTTCCAGGGAGCCTCTCTGACCAACTGCTTGAGGGCAGCCTCCCGAAGCCAATCACTGAGCGTCAGCCCAGCTAGCTCAGCCGCCTCCTCTATCGCCTGCCTCAAAGCAGGCTCCGTCCTCGTGGCTACTATTGCAGCCTTCTTTTCGCTCTTGTCCTTGCGAGGTCTCGCCATTCTTTCCTCCTAAAGACTGATATAAAGCCTCTTCTGTTTTCGTTTAACATCATACCACGAAAAAGAAAACGCTGCAACTTAGTCCGAAATCCGTCGCTACCACGACATTGAGCGCTCAAAGAAGATAGGCCGTTCGTTTCCTGCTTCGTCTGTGTCAAGCGCTCCACTATCCGAGAGCGCTTCTGGTGTCGCAGGGCCGCCGTCCACGTCTACCAGGTCAAGCTCGTGTTCGGCAATCTCGGTCAACATCTTGTCATACCGTTCCTTAAGCCGCTTGGCCCTCTCGCTGATTTCTCCCTTTGCAGTGCACCAAGCTTCTTCAGCCAGAGCGGCCGCGCCTAGAGCGTTCAGTTTTGCCAGAATACAGTAGCCGCTCGGAGACGTGGACGACATCACAGGCAGACTGAAACCCAACCTTTGCAGGAGGGCATTGACTTCCCAGGCGCTGGTCTCGATAAACGCCTCCAGGTCAGAGACTGTCACCACCGTCTTGCCCGCTGCGTCAGTCTCAAAGAAGTATCTGCCAGGCAGATGCGTTACCACCTCTCCGGTCGTTGCATAGCCCATCGCCTACCTCGGAAAGTATAACGCAACTTCGCCCTTCAGTTGGCCCTCTACCTGCGGGCGAACCTTCTCCCACGCTTCCAAGTCCCACCTCCGGCCCTTGGTGCCAGGATGCAGGACTTTCGGCAAGAACACCACGCCGCTCCTCCCAAAGTGCAGCCGCTGAAGAGCCTCCTCCGGCGCGTTCTCCCATCTGAAGGCCAACGCCCGCGCCCTCTTGGGAAAGATAACGTGCGGCCGCGTGCCCTCCAAGGTGAACCGTCCGTATGGTGCCATCGTTACTCGAAACCGAAGGCCCTCCGGCGTATGCGAGACCGAGCCTAGCTGGATTGACTTTGCCAGCGCGCCGGTTCGTTTCGGAGCTGTGGCCCTAGCGGCCCGGATGAAGGCCATAACCGCTTCCCTTGCCACCCTCTCGTGGCGTCTCGTTATTCTCTCGATAAGTCTGTCGAGGGCCCTTAGCAGGCCGCTCGGCCTTTCTTTCCATTTGACTCGAAACTCAATCACGTCGCTTCCTCCAGTCCAACCTCCATCTCAAACATTATCGGCCGTTGCTGGTAGTTCAGAGTGAGCGCACTCACGAAGAAATCGCCGCTAACCCCGTCGAGCACATTTTCATAGTGGACACGATCCCCTGGTTCGAGGCCAACTTGCGCAGGTGCCACGAAGTCCACTTGCCTTAGTTTCCGCTTGATTTCCGCCAGCTTCGCTTGGGCCACTTCGTAACATTGAGCCGCTGACTTGAGCTGTCGGATCGTGAATGCCTTAAATCGCCAGCCAAGGGCGTCCAGCAACTCCTCATCATAAGCTGTCGCATAACAATAGTCGCCCTGAACCAGCGCCACAGAAAACCACTCGAAGTCTGAATCGGCCTTGTGCCCTCGTAGAACCTCATCGCGGAAAGTGAAGGAAGTTGTGCTCGGCACCGCAACGCCCGCCCTGAGCGCCCCATCACCCTTGAAATAATACCAACCTCCCGCCGCCTTCACCAAGGTCTGGACGGTCTTCTCATACGTGTCACCCGGGTTTATCGTCCATAGAGGCACAATCAGGTCGAACTCTGGTATCCTCACATTGTCGAAGTAAACAGGATTAGAGCCGCTGTCCCAGCCCGCAAACCCGAAGTAGCCCGCGCCAGTTATGCTCTCATCATACCAGGATAGCAGTAAGATGTCTTCGCACCATAAGCCAATCCAGTTGCCGTTGATTGTGGCTGTGTAGTGGTAAGTCTCCCCTAACTGAGAGTCAGGCACTACAAAGCGAGTGTCCACGAGCTTGGTGCCAGAGCCGCCCACAATCTTCCAGAGGTCAGCATAAGCATTTACCGTTTCAATACGAACCCGCAGGATGTAGGCATTGTTAATGTCGGCATCACTTCTCAGAATCACGCCTCCGTATTGGCCACTTGTTCCGAGCTTCATATCCCACTCAACCTTGAGGTCTTTCTTGGATACATTGCTCAGGATGTAGAAGTTGCCACCGCCAGAGCGATAACCTTTTAGTTGGCCATCCTCTACCTCCCAGGTGCCCTTTTTGGCCGTCCAAACATCCGTATTCAGGCTGCCGAAGTCATCCTCCAGCGAGCTGGCAAAGTCAAAACTTTCGATGCCACACTTGACGGCGGCGTCCTTCATTATGTCCTCGGCGGTCAGGTCGGGGTCGCAGCTTGTGACGAAAAACTCGTAGAATTCCACCTGGCCATTGCTTGCCCCTGGGCAGGCGTAGAGACCGATATAACCTTTCGTCCAGGGTCTCTCGTGCTCAATATCTGAGGTGGAAAGGGCATAGGTGTAGTTAACGCCATCGGTGCTGTAAAAAACGTGATAACTCCCCTGGCTGTAAACTGCCAGAAGCCAATAGTCGGTGTTGGCCGACCAGCCCAGCGTGCCAGAGACGTTACCGATGGTGCCAGTAGGCGTGCCGTCTTTCCAGTAAGTCACCTGGAGGCGGTCATAGCCCTTGTCATACTCAATCGTGTAGCAGTTTTGGCAAGCCACCTCCTGCGCGTTCACCACCAGGCCAGGAAAGCCCTTGTCGTTCACCATCTTGAAGTGCGTCACGGCAAAGAAGCTGGCCAGCTTGTCCATCCCCGCCAACGCCCAGTGCCGCACATTGCTCAATGTTGCGGTCATTTTACCGTTGGCCTCGTCAAGTTCCCAGATCCCATCGCCGATGTTGGTGAGGAAATATTCATCGTCACCGCTGGCATCGAAGTCGCTTTGGAACCGAGACCTTGATAGATACACCCTGGCCCGCGAGGCGCATCTCTTCAAACACTTGGTGTTGTCTCTAGCCTCCAACATCAGTCGGTTCTGGCCAGACCTCGTATCGAAGTTTACTCTGTCAATTCCGAACGTGCCCAGGACGGTGTACTCTTCACCGTTCTCAGTCTCGTAGCCGCCTTCTATCGTTAGCCTGGAGCCCTTCCTCAGGGTGGCGTGATTGTTATATTGCCCGTTGCGGTTCATCACGTCCACGTAAGCATTGGCGGCTTCAAAACCGCCCGGCTTGGTGATCCTCCACGCTGGCACATCAGAGGAGATGTCCAGAGGGTCGGAATAGCCCACCAGCGGCGTGGCCTTTGCCCTGTAAACCGCACCCCAACTAACCTCGTAGAAGTAGCCGCCGGAGACAAAGGCTTTCTCTCCCGCCGCGCCAGTGCTGCCGCTGAGTACCCGAAACCTCTCGTCCAGACTCCAATGCTCGCCATCAGGCGATATGGCATACCAGCCCAGCGGCTTGGTGCCAGTGAAATCTGAGTGTGTGGAGAAAACACTCAGGATGTGCATAAAATACCTATCGCCCGATTTGTTAAGCTGCACTCTCGTGTGGCTTTCGGCGGTTCCGCTGGCTGGCTTTGGGCAGTCCACCGGCAAAAGCGGCTCTATGAGCGAATAAAAGTCAGGTGGTCGCCAATAGAATGCATAGGGCTGCGCTGGCAAGGTCTCAGTGGCCGCCCTGTGCTGCTTGCGCTCGCAGTCTACCACCACCAGCGCCCTATCGCCCACCATTGCCGAGCTAATAGTCTTGTCGGCCTCGTTTGGGAATAGCCAGCAATATCTATACCCCGCAGTGTTGCTTTGCCAGGAGCCGCCCTCAAGGTAAAAAGCCTTGACCGTGTAGTAGTGGTGGGTCACGTCATATTCATAGATGGCAATGGCCCAATCAGGACGCGGCGAGGTCACCAGGCAGTGTTCCTGGCCTGTTATCATCTCGCCTACGGTCGTTTCACTGCCAAAGGTAGCGCCGCCATCGGTGGAGGTTTGGCATCGCAGCTCCTTCTTCTCAGCACCCTGCTCGAAGTAGAATATTCTTACCGTGGAGCCGCTGGCGCTGCAAGCCACGCCACTGCCCGTAAGAGGGCTGGCACCGGATAGCTCCGTCCAACTCTCCCACTGGCTGGCATCCGAAGGGTCTGTAATCTTCTGATACTCAACCTTGCCGCTGCTATCGTTTAGCCTGACGCGAAAGTAGCCGTCTTCAAGCTCGCAAAAGTCAAAGCGATAGTAGGTCGTCCCTTCGTCGCTTCCAGCGAAGAATGTTGGCAGGTCCATCTGCAAGTTTTCCACCTTGACGCGGCTTATGGGAGCGAGATGGTCGCTCGAGGCTGCCGCCTTTAACGTGTCACTAATATCCCTCATACCGCACTATCCTCCATTATACCGTCCTAGTCCTAAAGAGTTTGATGGGCACCCGGAAGATTGTCTGCCCTCGGTCAATGGCCATAATCGGTCCCATCTCGTCAAAGTAAACCTCGTGGAGAGTGCCAAGCTGGTCAATGAACCTGAGCTTTCCGTAGTTTGGCGAGCGTGGGTCTGTGCTCCTCTTTATGAAGCTGCCTGAAAGCGTGTCCACTTCATCGCGGCTGAGACAGATGATGTTGTAGGAAAACTGCTTTACCTCAAAGCCGAATTCTTCTCGACGCAAGGTGTCTGTCAAGGTGATGGCGCTGTCCGCAATCTTCGGCTGCTGTTGCCCAAAGCTGCCCCTCTCATAGTAATACAGGTGTTCGTCCAGAGCCAGCCTGGGCACTAGCTGGGCCGCCGGGTTTGGAGCAAAGGCTAGCTTGCTCTCCGCCCAGTCAGGCGAGTAGTCGTCGTGTTGCGTCCGCACACGATACCACCTGTGTTTGCCATCCGCAGGCCTGTAGGTATAGCTCGTGGCTATGTTGTTATAGCCAAGCGGAGCATCGAAGCTACCAGCGCTGTCGTAGGGTGTGATCTCGGCCAGAAGGCCCCAGGTGCCACCGTATTCCTTGGCTTCCAGCCTTGTGGCCTTGGTGCCGAAACTGCAACTGCGCCAGGTTATGGTCACGTTGCCGTTGTCGTCCCAGGTAGCCTCGCAGTCGAAAGGGCTGGCTGGCACTAGGCCGCTTACCTGCGCCATCCCAATAAGATTTGCACCAATCACACTGACCTCCTATGCTCGCACTTCGTGCAGGAACTGCGATGCCGTCTTTGGCCTGTATAGCCAAGGCCTCTCAATGCCGAGCCTGCGCAGTCTCTCCCTTAGCCTTCTAGCTCTGGCTCTGGCGTTCCTGGCCTTCTTCTGCCACTCGTGGGCAGCGCTCCAGGACAAAGACTTGTCGGCGGCAAGGATGCCAAACTCCTTTGCCTGCTCGTGGGCCTCTCGCCAGGCTCGGATTAAGGTCGCTATCTCAGACATTATGTCTCTACCTTTGCTATCAGCCACACCACAGCGGCTGTCAGAACCTTTAGCAGCTCTTTGGCGGAGGCAAGGTCGGTGACCTCGTTCTCCACCCAGGCTGCGGCCTCCTCTGGCGAAAAGCTTGCCAACTTCGAGCGCAGCAAGGTTTCACGATAGGTCACGCTCTGGGCCAGCTTGTCTCTCACCAGGTCGAGGGCATCCTTCTCTTGCACCACGTGGTAGACGCCCACCTTCAGCCTCTTTTTGACTTTCTTAGGCATTTTTGACCTCCCTCTCGTCAACCAGTTCCTTGATTTGCCACTCGCTACCGTCCCACCAGGCCAGAAGGTCAGCGGTCTCCCGCTGCTGGCCCGCCAGGTCTATCCCGTAGCCCAGAGGCACTTCCGAAAGCAGGATTGAGCCATCCCAATCGAGGTAGATAAACTCCACGCCCTCCGGCAGGGTGACCTCCCGCTTTGAAATGGCTATGGTCTGGCCTCCAAAGGTGGGCCAGGCTCCCCTGGAGATGGACAGCCTGCTGCCCTTAACCTCCAGCTTTGCCCACTTGACCTTCGGCCAAGGCTCTCCAATCCCTATACTCTGTTTCATCTTGACCTCCTGCAGAACTGCCTTACGCTCCAATAGCGATAAAGTAGCAAGTTAGAGTTACGGTCTCCGTGACATCATCGCCAACTGAGCACTGCTGGCTGGCAGACGTGGCGCTCATACTAATATCCTTGATAGTCTTAATGCTGGCGCTCTTATCTACACCGTAGGCGGTGGCGAAGGCGTGGATAGTGCTGAAGGCATACGGCCAGTTGACCGACATAGTTTTTGTGACAGTTTGGCCGCCAGTGTGCTCCCACTGTTGCGTGCTCGTGTTATACTCAACGCGGCGCCCGCTGGCGATCTTGCAACCCAACACGTGGACGCCGCTTGCCAGGCCGTGCACGCCGTGAGTGGGGTTATCCGTTTGATTGTGCTGCAAGACAGCGGCGTTAAATTGGGAACCATCAGCAACCAGGACTTTGCCAGCGGTGTAGTCCACCGTCCCGACATCTGTTAGCTCTGAGAGCTGATTGGCACCGGCTTTCGTTTGCCAGCTGACATTGCCATTGCCATCGGTCATCAATACTTGGCCGTTGGTGCCATCGGTGCTTGGGAGCGTGTAAGCTCCTTCGATGGAGATTGCTTTGTGGCTGCCGTCGCTCCTGTGCTCGGCGTTCAGCCTGGCGGCCAGGTCTGCTTTAGTGCCCTTAAGCCCTGTGCCAAGCTCCTCCTCGATGGCGATGACCTCGGCGGCCAGCTTATTATGGTAGTCAGAGGCAGCCACTAGCCAGATGGTATCGCCCTTGTCTGCCGCCTGTGGCGTAGTGCCAGCGTGCCCCCGGTCTATGCCAGTCAGCGTGTTGCCGCTGACCGAGGTATAGCTGATAAGCTCGTTGGTGGTGGTAACCCGCAGCACTCCACCGTTTGCAGGCCACTTTGAGCCATCCGCAACGGCCAGGCTTTCACCATCATCAGGGCTGGCTGCCGTGATGTCTTGGTCGAGCGTATCAGTCACAAAGTCTTTCTGCTCCCACAGGTCGCTCTCTGTGGCCTTAGAATTTGGATATTTACTGCTAGGTAAGCTCATCTTCTACCTCCTCATCTAACTAAAGCCTGCTACCAGGAGCTCAGTGCTGCCCTTTTCCAGGTATTTGTTGCCACACAAACGTAGATATAGTTTTCGTCCCAGCATATCTCGCCTGGATTGCCCGTATCTGAGGCGCTTGACGGAGTTTTCGATGACCTCAGACGGAGCTTGTCACCGTTAATATCCAACTTGGCTGTCGCACTCGTGGCCCCTATGACAACATCGCCGCCGTATGCATTCAGGGCCAGAGGGCGATAGTCTGCATTGTCGCCGGCCCAGATGCTCGCAAACCTATTCCCTCCTGTTGCGCTAGGGTGTACCTCCATAATGATGTTCAATGGGCCTAGCGTTTCATCGGACCCACCACGCACATAAACAATTTTAGTTGTCGTATCGTTGGCTGCGTTTTCGTCAAGAATGTCTAGCTTTCCTTGTCCGCTTGTCTTCCCTATGAGGACGCTGCCACCCCCCGGCTGTAACGCCAACGGATAGACATCCAGCCCAATATGCTGGACTTGAATCTTTCCAACATTCTCCGAGGTGTCCATCATGATACCCAATGCTTTGGCGGTGTCAGTTGCCCCTCGGATTACCAACTGCCCAACACCAGGGTTAGCAGGCCACTTTCCAGTTGCATCGGCTTTTATATCTAATGGGTTGGCGGGCGTCTTCGTCTTGAGGCCAATATAGCCGTCTGGCAAGGTGATAGAAGCGTAGACTGTTATATCGCCTCCGTATAAGTTTTGGCCTTCTATCCTAAAGTCTTTCCAGCCGCTGCTCTCCAAGCCTCTGATATACCTGAAGCCCCAATACGAGTTGTCACCGCCGTAGTCCATATTGAATATGTCAAACAACTCGTGATTGCGAAACAGGCAGAGCGTGCTTTCATTAGGGTTTGAAGACGGTGCGTCTATGCTGAGAATGGTATACCCATCGGTTACAGGAGCTCCAGCGGTGGAACGCAACCTCAGTATCCCCTCATTGGTGGCTTCGGTCTCTTTGTGAAAGGTCATCTTGTTGCCGCTACCGTCAATGAAAGAGACATCGCCGCTTGCTACTATGCTTGTGGGCGTGATGTCGCCATGCGTTCCGTCAGTTTCATGCTCGGTCTGGAGGAAAGTCTTGACATCCGCCACTGAGCCTGAAGGGTTGGTGCCAAGCTCCGTCTCAATAGCTTCAATCGCATCAAAGCCGTCACAGTGAAGCCCTGAATGCGATGGATTATTCATCGGGTCAGTAGGTTTAGGGCGAGTAAAGCTGTCTATTCCGCTTGGATAGTTTGTGCTCATAGTAAACCTCCCTTTCAGCTAAATACCTGGGCCCAGCGAAGGCCGGTCGCATACTCGTTAATCCTCATCTGGAAGGGCTGCTCCATACCTGTCACGTGGACGTGGAAGTCAAAAGTTGGCGAGACGCCGACTTCGGGAATGCGTAGCTCGTTGGCCAGCTTCCCAAGGCCCTTCAAGATGGCAAGCTGGCGGGATGGGATGACAAATTCGCCCTTATGCAATACGTAGGTGCCGGTCTGTGGAACCAGGCCGCCCCTCTGAAAGCCAGGTGGCCCAAAACCGCCAGCTCCACCACCTCCACCTCCGCCTCCTAGCCCACCTAGCGAGGGCAGTTTCAGCTTGCCAAGAAGCTCCTTGAGTTTATCTACCAGCCCAGAGAACTTGCCTTTTATCTTGCCCCAGAGGTCGCCGATTTCGCCTATTTTGTCTTTCATAAATCCCCACGTTTCCTTTATGCTATCCCATTGAGTGGTGATGCTGCCCCAGATTGAGGGCCAAGTCTCATCCCGCAGACCGTGCCAGATTGTAATCACCTCGTCCTTTATCTCGCCAGCCCAGGTCTCAATCGCAGGAAAGGTCTCGAACCGTAGTTTGTCTACCTTCTCTGCTATTTCCTCTTTGGCCTCTCTCGCCGAATCTCTAAGGAAACCCCAGGTCTCCACGATGCTGCTCCATTGGGTTTTAATGCTACTCCAAACAGAAGGCCAGGTTTCGTCTCGCAGGTGGTGGTAAATCCCCTCCGCCTCTTCCTTGCGCGCCTTCGCCCAAGTTACCACCGAAGGGAAGGTTTCCTCCTTGAGGTGACGCCAGGTTTCTTTAATGCTGGCCGCCTGGGTTGCAAAGCTCTTCTTGATTGAGGGCCAGGTTACATCCCGAAGGTTATGCCAAATCTCCAAGGTTTCCTCTTTGACACCCTCTGCCCAGGTTGCAACGGATGGGAAGGTCTCTGTCCGCAGCTTTTCTACTATTTCCCCGATCTTCTCCCTGGCTTTGCCCGCAGCTCCGCAAAGACCTTCCCAGGCTCCACCAATCCACTTATGCTCCTCCAAGAACTTTTCCAGCCAGCTATATTGCTCGCCCAGGTTTTCCTTCCAAACCTGCCGTCCCTTGGCCCACTCCTCACGGTAAACGTCAAGCCAGCTTCTCTGCTCCTTGGCAGCCGCTGCTTGGGCAAGAGCTTGCTCGGTGGCAGCTTGGGCCTGCTCTTGCAGGGCCTCGATCTGCGCTTGGATTGCCTCCTGATATTGCTCGAAAGCCTCCTGGCGCGCCATTGCCCAGCGCTCATGCTCTCGCTGGAGGGCCTGGTAGTGCTCTCTCTCCAGTTCCAGCTTGTCTTGAGCCAGCTTGAGCGCGGCTTCTAATGCAGCCCGCTCGCCCTCGTGGGCAGCCTCAACCTCCCGCCTGACCCTCTCGGCCACCCGCTTCTTGCGCTCCTCAAGGCGAAGAGCTTTCTCTGCCCTGGCCTCCTCGGACTTCGCCATCTCCAGGGCTGCCTCGGCATTCAGCTCCTCCCAACTGATAAGGGTTAAGCCATAGCGCCGCCGCCTGCTCCTCGCCAGCTCCAAGGCGTCCTGGGCGTCCTTTACCTGGTCTCGTGCGTCCTGGACGGCCGCTTTCAAGTTTTCCATCCTGGTCGGGTCGAGAATGATACCCATAGCCTCCAGGCGGGCTTTAACCTCTTTGTCAATTGCCTCCTGGAATGCAGTGATGGCTGCTTTCTGGCGCTCTACTTCATCTTGGGCCATCCGAACTCTCTCTTTCGCAGCCCAGAGACGTCTTGTCCAGGCTCGCTGCTCTGCTCGGTATGCCCTTTGCTCAGCCTTTAGCTGCTTGCGGAGGGCCTTGATTTGCTCATTCGTCCTCTTGGTAATGCTGGAGATGGCTTCGCCGATGCCGGGCATTGCTTCCTCCTCCGCTTCCGCTGCGGTAGGAGGCTTGATGCCGAGCCAACCCTTGAGCTTGTCGGTGATGCGCCCCATAATCTTCTCCCAGGGCACCAGCGCCCGGCCCGTTAACTTCCTGACAGCAAACTCAAGGCCTGCGATGACAGCAATGGCGGCGCCTGCGTAGAGGCCAACAGTTCCCAGCGTGGAGGCCACTCCGGCAAGGGCTGCTGCTGCCTTTGGAGCAACTGAGATGCCCAACTTACCGAGAAGACCAGACACGCTGCCAAGGGCAGAGCTTACGCCAAGACTAGCGCCTGCGAGTGCCATTCCAGTGGCAGCTACTCCCGCAAGGCCGCCTGTGGCCTGTTGTGTGCTTCGCCAGAGTTCCGAGAGCTTTGTGACGCCGCCAGCAGCCAGTTGAATCAGAGTGGTCAGGGGAGGTAGAACATCGGCCGCTATGGAGACGCCAAGGCCGCTCGTTGCATCCTTGAGCATATTGAGAGAGCGTTGAAACTCCACCACCGCTTGAACGCCCTCGGTGGAAATTACCAAGCCCATTCGCTGATATTGCTCTGTGACCTGGGCCATCTCCTGGCGGCTGAGCGTTAGGATTTTGGCAAGCTCCGCCGACTTGTAGCCGAAAGCCTCCTGCATCAGGACGGCTTTGTCAGCTTCGCTTGGCAAGCTGCGGTAAACCTCGCCGATGTCGGCCAGAACATCTACGAAGGGCCTGGCGCGTCCTTGGGCATCGGTAAGTGCAATTCCAAACCTGGCAAGCTTTTGGCTGGTGAAGCCAAGCGTCTCGCCTTGGGCGCTGACCACCTCCGTGGCTGAGGCCAGATTGCGCTGCGTGGAGGCAATCGAGTTCTTCAAGACAGCCAGAGGGCGGGTTAGGCTCTTCACGCTAACGCCAACGTAAGAGGCCATCGCCGCAAACTTGCTGGCCTCCTCTGCACCCATTCCCGTCTGCAAGCTCAGCTCATAAACACTTTGGCCCCAACGGGTCGTTTCCTTGACCGCCTTGGCGACGCCAGCAAAGAATAGGGTGCCAGCAATACCAGCGGCTGTTTTAAGCGCCGGTATGAGCTTGCCCTGCAAGGTCTGGGCAAACGCGGCGTGGGCCCTTCCGGCCACCTGGGTCTTCGCTGAGACCTGCTCCAACGCCCCTCCGAGGTCTTCTAACGCCCCTGTGGTCGCAGCAGTCTGCTTGGAGACCACGCCCATGTCTTCGGCAAGATTCAAGAGGCGGCGAGAGGCCACCTCCTTGCCATATTGCTTAAGGGCTTGCCTAAGGTCCTCGAGATCTTTCTTGAACTTCTCGACCTCGCCGCGCTTCTTGTAAGCCGCCTCAAGCTCCATTAAGATTTTCAATGCCTCAAGAGCCATACTCAATCCTCCAGTTTGCTGGCCAGCGCCAGTAAGTAGGCATACACCCGCCAAAGTGCTATGCCAACCCGTTCTCTCTGTCCATCCTCAGCTAGAAGTCTCACGACAATCTCTGCTGTTTTCACCTTTACCTTCCCTCAAACTCTGTAAATAGGCAATCAAGTCGGTCTCTAACACTCGTAACGTGCCCCGCCTACCCTCAGGCGCTATTCTGAGGGCTGGCAGTGTCCCAGCCCAGACCAACCGGTAGGCCGTGGCCTTCGAGATATTCAGTTTCTGTGCGACTTCCGAAAGCGTTAGAAGTTGCATTTCAACCTCCGTTAAAACAAAAAAGCGGTTCCACCACCTCTGCCACAGGTGGAACCGCTAAATGTTTAACCAACCAGTTTCCAGTTTTTCTGTTGTCTCTATATTACCACAAAAGCCAATTTAGCGCCAGAAAGTGTAATGCGCGACATTTAGACCGGGCGATAACCTCCTTCGGCTACGCAGGCTGGCAAAGCATAAGCCACGGTCACGGCAAAGCCAATGTCTTGATTGTGTCCAAACAGTCCGGATGGTGTAGGCACAACCGATAAGTCTGGAAAGTATCCTGAGAGGGTGATGACTACCTGGCCGTCTTGACCTTTCACGATGCCCTGGACGTTTAGCATTTCCAAGATGCGGCGCTTGTCCTCGAACTGGCAGTGATTGAGGCCTTCTCTGACCTTGGCGCAGAACTTGTCAATGGCTGCGATTTGGTCTTCGCTGATGGCGGCCTGTTCCAGGCGTGCTTGTAGGCTTGCTCGCTCCTTTTCTAGCTCCCGTTTTCTTCTCGCCAGCTCCTTCCGCTTCTCGCTCAGAAGTGCTCTGGGAAGCTCATCGGCCAGGTAGAGGTCAAGCAGCTTGGCAAGTTGCTTTTCCGTGTCTTCTACGGCCTGCTCCACGAGGGTCAAGCGCTCCCTTAGCGGGGCTAATGTCTTTTCCGCCTCAGCCTGCCGCTCTCGCAGGCCAGCTATCAGCGCCCTTGGATTTAGAAGCAGCTCCTCGATGCACTGCCAAACCGCTTCGTCTGCCCTATCGCACCGCAGGCGGGGGCTTTTGCAGGCCTCCACGCCGGGCGGTGACAGGTAGCGCCCAGCACAGACATAGTAGAAGTATCGCCCATTCTTGGAGGTGGCGTAGTAGTTCCTCCCGCAGTGGCCACAGCGCAGAAGGCCCCTGAGAAGATAGTGGTGTTTCGCGTTCCTCCTGGCCCATCTCTTGTTGAGCTGCCGCCGCTCCTGTGCCGCCTCCCAAAGCTCCCTTGAGACTATGGCAGGCACCCTGACGGCCACCCACTGGTCTCTTGGCTTTGGCTCTCTCTTGTTGCCCTCGCATCTGCTTTTCCCGAAGTGCCAGACGCCACAGTAGGTTTCAGAGGTCAGGATCCGATAAATGCTGGCCGGGCTCCAGACTCCCCTTTTTCGCTTCTTAAGGCCTCGGCCTCCCTTATCGTCCCTGGTAGGGATTGCTAACTTCGTGAGCTTTTCAGCAATCTTGCGTGTGCTCAGGCCCTCCTCGACATACCAGGTATAGATTAGCCTGACAACCTTGGCCTCGTCCTCCACAATTTCCAGGTGGCCTCTGTGTGGCTCGGATACATACCGATAGCCATAGGGCGGGATGCTGAGCAAGACAAAGCCAGATTGGGCCTTGCCCTTTTTGCCTCGTTTGGCCCTCTCCTGTATCTTTGCCCTCTCATACTCGCTGATGGCAGCTTTGATTTGCTTCTGCAACTGGCCCTCTGGGTTATCCTGGTAGTCGCCGAGGACGTAGTGAATTGTGACGCCAGCTCTGCCGAACTCCTCCTCTATGAGCATCTGGTAGACTGCCTTGCGGCTGAGGCGGTCAAGGTCATAAACTATCACCGCGTCAATGTTGTCAGTGGCAATCAGGTCACGCAGCCTGTCAAGCTGCGGCCTGTCCAGGGTGGCACCAGAGAACTCCTCAGCGAACTCGCCCACAATCACAAAGCCCCTCTCCTGGGCGTATCGGCGGCAAGCCTCAAGCTGCGTAGGAAGGCTATAACCCCTGCCCTGGTCTTCGGTCGAAACCCTAGCGTAAATTGCAGCTCGTTTTGTCCCCATTTGACCTCCTTCTTGCTCTGTGGTAAAATAAGTTGGGAGCCCCCGGAGCCAGCCAGCACCACAGGGGCTCCCTGGGGCGGCCTAGCCTTCTGGTTGGGCCGTCTCGCTTTTCGCTTCCCCTTTTGCCACGAGATAGAGAGGCAAAGAGCAGCCAGGTGAATCTCTGCCAGGGTTCGATTTTGGCAGCACTTGGGCATATTCATCGGGGTGCGCGCCTAAGACTTCCAGCACGTCGAGAAGCGCTAGCTGTGCGGGCAACATAATGGCGGAAACGTCGGCGCCTGCCTCTCTCTCCCACCTCTCACGCAGCGCCTTTAGCGCCTCCAGCAAAGGAACAACCAT